ATGTTCCCAGGCCCAATGCTGAAACCTGGGCTATGCTCAGGGCCTTCAGTGATAGGTTTATCACCCCATTAATGGACACAACTGCCATGAGTGAGTGGGAGTTTGGAAAATGGAACAGTCGGTTTCGTTCACAGCCGGCCAAGTTCGCGAAGAACGAGGTCGCTAGAGCAGCCTACGAACGAGGTGGGTCTCTGGTTGATGCCAAAGCCTGTCGCTATTCCTGTTTCATTAAGCGTGAGAAATTGTTGGATGAGGAACCACAGTTTAAGGACCCACGCTTAATCCAAGCGCCTTCGGACATTCACTCAGTGGTGTTGGGGCCGTTCATATGTGCTGTGCTTGAAAGGTTCATGGAAGTTTTTGACGTAAGTAGTATAATCACATTTGCCATTGGTGGGAATGCGTTACACTACGGTGCGTGGTTCGAAAAACACTCTCATTTAGTGCTTTTGGAAACTGACTTCTCTCGGTATGATGCTACTATTTCAACGCATGCACTTGAGTATGAGCAAAGCGTTTATGCCTTGTTCAAACCAAGTAGAGACGTATGTACGGTTTTAAATAATCAACTTAAAAGACACGTATATTCCTCTCACGGTCATAGATTTATAGTTGATGGCACTCGTGGTTCTGGTGACCCAAATACTACATTGGGCAACACCTTGATCACGGCCGTCTCGCTATTGTTTGCTGCATTTATGACTATTCCGGACCTAGTTATAGAACCCGGGAAAGTGGGAGTGATAGTTGGTGGGGATGATTCTGTCCTTGCTTTACCTATGGCAGTGTCATTGGACAAGCTGTATGGAGTATTGAAGGATTTAGGCTTCTGCCCCGAGGGTGGATATAAGGACATAACTGATGTGTCATTCTATTCATCACATGTTGTTCCAGTCAGTGAGGGGTTTGTGTTGACCCCCAAGTTCGCTAAAACAATAGCGAAGATGGGCTTCAGTGTGCAGCCCCAGTCGGATGGAATATCTTGGTTACGCGGTGTGGTGTTGGGTCACCTGGACACATTTGCTCACATTGAATTTATGAGGGCGTATCTCCATAAGTTGCGTGTAGAGACTAAAGGTGCCAAGCGGGGTGTTGTTGATGTAAACATCCATAAGCTGACACTTAGTAAGCCATGTTCAGCCAACAAAGCCACAACTGATTGGTTGCTCAATCGATTTCAGATTACTGAGCACCAACTCAAAGATTTGGAGAATTACATGGCTCATGTCCAGGTTGATGACGTTTTGAACCACCCGGTTCTTCACGTCATTGCTAGGCTTGAGTAGTCGATCTCCACTTCTTATTCGGATTTTCCAAACATGTATGAATTTTGAACCATGTCCTTTATACGGGAAGTCAAAGACCAGCTAGTTCATGACCTTGCTCCAACGACCTCCAAATTGGCTATGGCCAATTATGGCGGCCGCGTTGCTGGTCCTACGGGTGCTGTTGCCGGATATCTTTCCGGTGTAATGGCATCACAGATAGACCAAGTCGCCACTCTAGTGCAAGATTTGATGACCACCCGAGGAAAACAGAAACCGGCTCTGCCTCCGTCAGAGCCCCAACCTAACTTCGTTCCCAAGCCACGTGCCACCATACGCAATAAGATGCCCA